CCATGGCTGAAAGTTCATTCCAGTCCACTTACCGTATTTTGTTTCATTATCTTTAGGACCTTCAATGGTTCCTACTTCTTTCTTTGCAACCTCAATGATTGCTTCTAATGAGCCTTTTACAGCCATACAAAACCTCCTAAGTTTAGTACTACAAGTATATCAAAAGATGAGCAGTTTTACAACTTACTCAGGTTGTTTTAGACGGTGGTCTAAATGTTACTTTATCTTAATAGTTTTAGGCTTTTTATCTTCAGGAATAATACGATCTACATTAATATGTAACATACCATCCTTCATTTCTGCCCCAGTAACTTCCATGTATTCACCAAGAGCAAATGATCGTGTGAACTTACGACCTGCAATGCCTTTGTGAACAACTTCAGCATCTGTTACTTCAACAATCTCTCCTTTAATAATTAATGTTCCGTTGTCTACAGATACATCAATATCATTTTTTGAAAATCCTGCAATAGCAATAGAAATTCTATATGTATCTTCGTCTAGTTTAAGAAGATCATATGGAGGATAGGATTGTGTATTAGTTTTGTGTGCTGTATTAAGACGACCCAACTCTCTGTTGAATCCAATAAAAAAAGGATCATTGAAAAGATCCATAGCGAACTGTGTTACCATTTTATTCCCCTTTCAAGCGAATAAGTTAATGTACCCCCGTAGGCAGTACAATACTATTATACCAAACTTTGGAGCGAATAGCGGGAATCAAACCCGCACATTAACCTTGGCAAGGTTACGCACTATCACTATGCAATATCCGCATTGTGTCTCCAACGGGATTTGAACCCGTGCTACTGCCGTGAAAGGGCAACGTCCTAGGCCCCTAGACGATGGAGACTTGGCTGGTCTGGTAGGCCTCGATCCTACGACTTGCGAATTAACAGTTCGCCACTCTACCAACTGAGTTACAGACCAAAACCTACTACTTATTAACTGGAACAACCTTATCTGAAAAATTTCCAGTTGATAGCCATTGTGCAGCAACTGCTACGGTAGCAGATGATGTTGTTTGTGGGATTAGCCCAAAAACATTTGAGGTATAACTTACAACTTCAGATGAAGCAAAGTAATCAGTGTTAATGTCAAATGCGTTAACGCTAACAATATTGCCTTGTGAATTTCTTCCACCAGTACTAACAGAAACTGTGTCTGTAATACATGCTGGATAGTCAACCTTTGCACCCATCTTGTTGCCAGTTGAAACAAATACTGGAATACCCTTTGCATTTAGCGCAGAGATCAAAGTACGAATAGTCTTGTCTGCTCCGCCGACTCCACCATATGGTGCAGTATTAACAGATGCTGGAGAGCACGCCTTGTTTCCATTAAAAAATCTTGATAATGAAACTGCCCCAACTTTTGAAGAGTTTGCATTTACCCAGTTCAGTGCATCAATAAAGTTACCAGCGTTTACTGGGTTAACTGTTTTTGATGATGGGGTAGTTGCTCTCAATAAAATAATTGATAGCGATTGATTTTGCTTCTTGGCAACTTCAGCCATAGCATTTCCATGATTAATATCACTTGAAAGTGATGAACTAGTTGTTTTTACAACATCTGTGCATGCTGTGCTTGCAAGCGTAACACAAGTCACATCTGCGTTATATACCTTTGAATCAAAGTATGAATCAATGATTACTAAAGCCTTTGGAGTTGCTGCTTGTGAAGGCATTAGAAACATTGTTGAAAAAATTACTGCTACGAACCCTACTGCTATTTTTTTCATTTTTCTCCTTATATCATTAGACGGACTACATGACAACATGGGTCGCCACCGTCATCCCATTCTTTTATTTCTTCTTCGTCCATATATTCGTATCCACCATCATGAGTATTGCAGTACGGGTCTGAGATCCATCCCCGCTCAATACCGCTTGTTAGCCAGATACCAAATTCTGCATCTTCTATGTCATCTTCTTTATGCATATTAAAAGTATACCCCTAAACGCTTACTACGTCAACTGGACCCATACAGGATGGGCTAAATTTAATGGCTGCATTTACTGCACCAACAACACGTTTTCTAGCGTCTTTTGTTTTTTCTGTGGCATTTAAATATCCATAAGCATATTCAGCACCTGATCCCATAGCAAGATAAGGAAGCGTATACTTAGACAAAGACATATCGCCAGAACTATGTTCATAGATTTGTCCACGAACTGCTATAATTAAACCAAGGTCTCCATCCTTAGATGTGTCAACCCAAAAGTCATTATAGAATGCTCTAAGTTGTTTAATAAACTTAGTCTGCATAAACTTATCTGTATCTTTAATATCTGGAACATAGGGGTTAAAGTTATAGCGAATGCGCTCACCATCCATAGAACCAGCATATCCAATAAGGTAGGGTCCTAGTTTCCAAACCTTTGGACTAGATAGTGCTAGAATGGTACCATCATCAGATGCCCCACGATCTCCAGCCATATAGATCTTATTATTTAACTCATCACGAACGACTGCAATACAAGTCATGCAGAAACCCCTCCCAAAGCGATATATTTAAGTATACCATTCCCTGAGAGGGGCTGTCAAATAGGGTCAAAGATGTTTAATTATGCTGTCTTTGATCTTGCTCTGCGCTTTTCAACTGCTTCATCCTGCACAGTTTTTGCATTCTTGTCTGTGGTGGAAAATGCTGCATTAATCTCATCTCTTGTGAGTCGTCCGTCATCCATAAATGCACGAGCCAACTTCTCAACAACAACTGCTACTGCGCTAAGGCCTGCTACTGTCATTGCTTTTGCTACTGAGATACCTGCGATTGCACCAGCGCCAATTACTGCTAATGCATTTGCTGCAAATACCGCAACAATACGCATGAGAATGTTCCAAATATTTGTAATACTGTTCATGTTTACTCCTCTCTATTTCTAATAGGACTAGTTATAATCCAAAGACCAAGGGTTGCCATAATTCCATAGCCTACAATAGTCTTTGCACTACCATCTAGTACAACCCAGGCAATAAACATTCCAAGAAGAGTCCATGCCTGATCTATTAAGTCCTTGATTATATTTTTTAGTATTCTTACCATTTTCTTCCTCCTCTTGAACCTGGTGAATTGCTGCCTGAGCCTCCACCAGAACTTCCTCCACCGCCTGTGCTTCCGCCTGTTGCTCCACCTGTTGCTACTGCTGCTGCATTAATTGCTGCACCTGCTGCTACAACCGTTGCTATAACCATGTCTGTTGCTTCTTCTCTTTCGCCTTCAGTCATATCTGCACCAATACTTCCAAGGGCTGCTAGGGCTGCACCAGGATCAGCAAAGACTGCTTCTAATAATGCTCCTGGATCTTGAACTAATTCTACATTTGCTGCAACCTCTGCTGTAATTATTAATACCTCGCCAGATTCAGATGTTCTTAGTTCAATTGGTGTTTCTGCTGGAAGATCTGCATAAGATACTCCAGATGCCTGAACTTCTGCTGCAGAAATAGATTCTCCTGGCTTAAGATTTTCTATTAGTGCTGCAACCACAACCTCTTTTTGTTCTTCAGTTAATTCTTTTCCATCTTTGGCTTCTTCAAGTATTTCTTTTAACTCTTCTTGTTCTGCTTCTTCTTCAGCCAACGCTTCTTCTAATTCTTTTGCCTCTTCCTCTTCCGCAATTCTTTCTTCTTCTGCAAGGGCTTCAGCCTCTGCCTCTGCCTTTGCTTTTGCAATTGCCTCTTCTTCTGCTGCTATACGCTCAGCCTCAGCCTCTGCCTCTGCAATGACTCTTTCTTCTTCCGCTATGCGCTCTGCTTCTATGCGTTCAGCCTCTGCCTCTGCCTCTGCCTTTGCTTTTTCTTCTGCTGCTTTAATTTCTGCTGCTATACGATCTGCTTCTGCTTGGGCTTCTATCTCTGCCTGAATTCTTTCTGCTTCAATCTCGGCTTCTATACGATCAGCCTCTGCTTGGGCCTCTGCTTCTGCTTTAATTCTTTCTGCTTCTTGTGCTGCTTGAAGTGCTGCAATTCTTTCAGCCTCCGCTTGGGCTGCTGCTGCCTGGGCTGCAATCAATGCTGCTGTCTCTGCCTGTATTCTTGCTGCTTCTGCTGCTTGCGCCGCCGCTTGTGCTGCAGTTGCTGCTGCAATTTCTGCTTCAGTTGGTCCAATTGGTACTGTCACTGTTGATGTTTCGCTAGGCGAAGGCGTTGTTACGGTTGTTGTTTCTGTAGGAGTTGTAACCGTTGTAGTTTCGCTGGGTGTTGTTACAGTTGTTGTTTCGGGTGTTGGTGTTGGAATAGGTGATGGCTCTGGTGTAGGCGTTGTTGCAGTTGATGTTTCAGATGTTACAGTTGATGTTTCGCTAGGTGTAGGTTCTGGTGTAGGTGTAGGTTCTGGAGCAGGGGCTACATATGTAGAACCAGTAACAACATTTGAATTTGCAGAGTAAAGGGAGAAGGTATCGTTATCTGATCTAATATGAAATGACCAGAC